CCAAGGAAAGTGTTGTACGACAGCGCAGCCCAGCCACCGATCTTTTCAGGATAGCCAGAACGAAAACGCACCTTGTCACAGTCGTAGTAACCCCCCTCGTTAGAAAGCGTTGTGCCTTCTCGGTTAATACCGGGCCTAAACTGTAGTTTTTGTAATGGCATTTTTTTTCCTTTAGGCCGCGCCGCCGAATCGGTTGCCAGTAACTTCCCATGTGATAAACGGACTACCTACAACATAATTACCTGCGGCTCCGCCACCACCAGATGGAGCGGAATTCGGCGTCCCCGGACCACCCGGCGTACCAGCAGCACCTCGCGCACCACCAGCACCGCCAGCCGCACCAGAAGCAGGGCCTACAGGAGACGGAGTATTTCCACCCGCTCCACCGGGGCCTCCAGTAGTAAGCGCACCCGGAGTCCCCGGAACATTACCACTTCCACCTGTACCTATCTGCGAACCAGCACCTCCACCGCCGCCGCCACCGGGGCCATAAAAGAAAAGACCTCCTCCAGAAGTAACTGATCCCGTCCCGCCACCCCCGCCACCGCCACCACCACCAGATAAGAATCCGTTATTAGTAATAGTTACAGGGCGGTTAATATATAGCGCATTCCCGCCCGCAGCTCCCGGACTACCATTAACTGTTGGGTTTGTACTCCCACCACCACTACCGCCATTACCACCTTTACCTGCAATAGTTCCGTTATTGGTTAAGGTTATCCCATCGCCGGGGTTAAAAGCAGAAGGTATAGATAACGCGTAAGTAGATGGGGCTGTACTGCCAACAACAACACCCGGATTTACTGTGATACTGATAGTAGAAAGCCCCGCCACATATGACGGGTACGCAGGGCTATTTATAAAGTTTGTGTACGCATCGTAATTTGTAGTGTCGGCGGAAATAACAAGCGGTATTACTGGGCGGTCAGCAGAGCCGTAAAAACTACCCATTGGAATAGCACCGCTGGACGGAATTAAACTATTTTGTGGAGACGTGGGAACAAGACCCGCTCCGCGATAGTATTCACTTAATGAGTGCGGAACCGTCCCGCCAAACTCATCTGAAATGGTGCTTATAGAAAGCCGTCCCGAGAGAGGTATCGACATTTTAAGGAGTCCCGAAAGCAGTCACATCTCCGCCAGTAGTAATACTACCCGCCAAATCTACAGAAATTCTATTCTGTCCCTTGTAATTAAAATACAAAGTAGACAACGTTTGCGTTATTGTCGCCGTACCTGCACCAGAGGTGGTGTTTATCAACGTATACCAAGTTGCTGTCTGTGTGCCTGACTGTGAGTAGCCACTAGTATTAATCGCAGCGCCCCCGAACGTAGCAGATACTTGGAAGGTGGAACTTGTTCTGTTAACTACGTAATAAGCCGTACCGGCGGTAAGTCCTGTTGGAAGTGCGCCCGTTGTAGAAAAAATAACTAAGTTGTCGTTGTTAGGCGCGGAACTTACAGTAACTACTCCGGGAGTGGCGACCGCAGTTATGGTGGTGGATGAAACTGTTTGGGATGCGCTAACGGTATAAGTTCCAGTACTGCCCGTGCCCGAAACAAGCGCGGTAATTGATGTTCCTACTGTTACCCCTGTTCCTGAGATTACCTGCCCAATACCAATAGTGCCACCGGTAACCGCAGTAACTGTCAGGGTAGTACCCGAAATAGAACCAGTAAAAGTTGCCCCCGCAGTTATAGTTGCGGTTTGTGCAGTGCCTATGTCAGACGATAAAAAATAAGTCTGTGGCGCTACCCCTGTATTGCGATTACGCACGTAATAAGCCGTTCCGGCGACTATTGCAGGGGGCAGTGTGCCGGTGGAAGCAAAAGATACCGGGGTGCCATTAGCGGGTGCAGTCGTCGCAGAAACTACCGCTGGGTTTGCAGCAGAAAAAGTTACGGTCTGCGTAGACGTAGTTTCGGAAAAAGACCAATTCGTAAGCGCCGCAACAGAAGCCACTGCGGTTGTTACGTACCCTGTCGTTGCAATCTGCGTATTATTTGATGTTGTAGGGGGAGTTACGGCCAAACTTACACTTATAGCTGTGTGAGTACCACTACCTGCGGTTGAGGTAATTATGGCGGCGCCGCCGATTGACGTGGCTATTTTAAATGTTGTAGAAGTCCAATCCGTGGCGATTACATAATAGGTTGTACCCACAGCAAGTGAGGCTGGAAGCGTTCCGGTTGTACTAAACGTAATCGCAGAACCAATTGCTGGAGATGCCGCTACTGTAATTACTGTGGCAGTTACGCCCCCGCCGTTACTTATGCTGGCTGTTTGAGACCCGCCAAGATACGCCGAGCTTGATACAGTAGCAGGGCCAGTCAGTAAACTATCTTCTGATACAACCAAATCTGTTGCTGTTGCGGTAGCCCCAACGCTGAAGTTGCCAACTACATGGTTAAGCTGCTCAACAACGTTGGTACCGTCGGCGCGAAGCAAGACGCTTTTACCCGCTGGAATAGCTACGCCTGTACCTGCTGCTGTGGTATTCCCAATAGAAGTCGAGCAATACACAGTTGCTACATACGCTGAAGCGTTATTGACAACATATAGCTTAGTGACCGGCGGGACGTACACCGCAAAGTTCGCCGCCGTAGTTGTAGTTAAAGATACCGCCGCACACCGTGCTTGGTCAGCCGCGCCGTTTTGAGCAGTCAGTGCTTGGTTTGCGCTTGTTACAGACACCGATGCCAAGGCAGAGATAGCGTCCTCGATAATCGTACCAAGATTGGAGTTAGTGGTTAATCCCCACGTACCGGACTGTTCGCCGGTAGCAATTAGCTCAATACGTAAATCGGTTGAATATGTACTTGGCATGGTCTTTCCTTAATTAAGCCAGCATGGTCTCTGCGTGGGTCTTGGCTTCTGCCACCCGGCGCAGCCACCCTTTACCGAACGTGCCAAACGTAGGCAGACTGCGGTAAAACGCTTCTTTTTCTGCACTGAATTTTGCCACTAATTCGCTCTGATTGGCATCTTTTAATGACTGCATTGTTTTAGGGCCGATAGCACCGTCTGGCGTTGTGCCGATGGCTTTCTGCATTGTCTTAATTGCACGACCCGGACCCGCGTTAATAGCGAAGTCAAACATCAGGTAGTCCAGACCATCCGGCAGGTCGTCAGCCTTGACCGCATCCCAGTATTTTTTACGGTACATAGGACCCACCACCTCGGGTGTCAGGGCGCGCATTGCCTTTTCGTCAACAGGGTGGCCTACCCACTCTTCCCAGACTTTTTTGGTCACGCCCAGATTGGTCATGCCGCCGGGGTCTTTCGGGTGGTTTACGAACCCACCTTCGTGTTTCAGGATGGCTTTAAGGGCTTCGTTGAAGTTCTCTTTCATTTCTTCGTCCGCATATCAATAATTTTCTCAAGCGTTCTGCCGCCAAAGTAGAACGACATCACGAGCATACCCCACTGACCCAGCAGTTCCACGAACGAGTCAGCAATATCCAAAGACGCCGCGTCCAGAATAGCCAGCGCCATATAGGCCAACAATATGTATATCAGCGTTATCGGACGGATGTTCTTTGACAGCCAGCTATCGCTTGCCATGTCAGCTTGCTGGCGCTGAGTCAGGTTGTTTTGCTCTGTCTTGTACAAGTCGGTCTCGTTTGCCATCTTGGCAAGTTCACCATCCTGCGCCATCTTGGCAAGCTCAAGTTGTGCCTTGGCTTTCTGCTCTGGGTCAGGAATCAGTTTGTCGATCAGTTTGCCGCCGATACCCAGAAGCGCGTCTAGTCCTAGCATTATTCTTCCCCTTTTAGTTCACGTAAAATTTTTAAACGTAATTCTTTCATCTTGCGCGTCTCCTCCGCCGCCTTGTACATAGCATTGTTCATGTCCATATACATAATACCCATCACCGGCAGTGCAATCACTAGCACAAAACACAAGACCACCACGGCGATGAGTAGAGACCACGGTATGTGTGGCTCGTCCGGATCAGTATTAGTACCCCGACGTACCACACCACGAGCGAAAGGATTACCCCAACCCATACCGCGTTTTCCTTCCTTTTCCTTACAAGCCTGCGGTTTTTTGCCGCCTCAATTTGAATCTTTGTCG